AACAAGAGTTTCGTTACGGGTGATTTTATCAAACTGTATGAAGACGCCTTGGGTGAAAAAGAGTGTGACATTCTGATTCAGTTTTTTGAACAGAGTCATGCGAAAGAAATAGTAAAGAACGGAGGAACTCCAAACTTTACTCAACTGAATATCAATAAGAGTAATCCGCAACTAATTGCACAGTTGTCACGGGTTACTCAAAATATTTTGTCTCTTTACAAAAGAGAACTACCAGAGTACACTAGATGGTATCCTTCAAGGCTTTTCTTGGAGGAGTTTCGCGTAAAGAAATATCATGCTAGAACTAAAGACAGGTTCGACCCACACGTCGATGTGCAAGACCATGCTTCTGCAAGAAGATATCTTGCATTTCTTTTCTATCTAAATGAAGATTTTACTGGTGGGGAAACTGAGTTCCCGCATCACAGTAGAAAGATCACACCGAAGACTGGCTCGGTGATTGTCTTTCCTCCAACTTGGCAATATCCTCATGCAGGATTAAAAGTTAAGAAGGGAGTTAAGTATATAATGTCAACCTATTGTCACTACTATTGATGGACGAACGCATTGAAACTACAATCCTGAGGAGTCTTGCTCATAATGAGGAGTTCTCTAGAAAGGTGTTACCTTTCATCAGGTCTGAATATTTTACAGATTATACTGAAAAAGTAGTATTTGAGGAGATCTGTAAATTCATCTTCAAGTACAATAAACTTCCAACGCAAGAGGTCCTTCGTGTTGAAGTTGATAGTCGTTCGGATCTCAATGAAACCTCCTACAAGGATGTTACTAACTATGTGAATAATCTAGAAAAAACTGTTCTAGACTTCACTTGGTTGAGTGACATCACTGAAAAGTGGTGTAGGGACAAAGCAATCTATCTTGCTTTGATGGAGTCTATCTCCATCGTTGATGGTAATGATGATAAGAAAACTAAGGATGCAATTCCTTCAATTCTATCTGATGCACTTGCAGTTAGTTTTGATACTAACGTAGGTCACGATTATCTTCAGGATTATCAAGAACGATATGATTTTTATCATCAGACTGAAGAGAAGATTCCTTTTGATCTAGAGTTCTTTAATAAGATTACAAAAGGTGGTCTTCCTAATAAGACATTGAACATTGCACTTGCTGGCACTGGTGTTGGTAAGTCTTTGTTCATGTGTCACATGGCTGCATCTTGTCTCCTACAAGGTAAGAATGTTCTCTATATTACCTGTGAGATGGCAGAAGAAAAGATTGCAGAACGCATTGACGCTAATCTTTTGAATGTCAATATCCAAGAGATTCAAAACATGCCTAAGTCAATGTTTGAAAACAAAGTAACCAACTTGAGTAAAAAAACTCAAGGTACTCTTATAATTAAAGAGTATCCCACCGCTACTGCACATAGTGGACACTTTAAGTCACTTCTTAACGAGCTTGCACTTAAGAAGTCATTTAGACCTGATATTATTTTCATTGATTACCTTAATATATGTGCTTCCTCACGATATCGCGGTAATCTTTCTGTCAATTCATATTCGTATATTAAGGCTATTGCAGAGGAGCTTCGAGGGTTGGCTGTTGAAACAAACGTCCCTATCGTATCTGCCACGCAGACCACTCGCTCTGGTTATGGTAGCTCTGATGTTGAGCTTACTGACACTAGCGAGTCCTTTGGTCTCCCTGCTACTGCTGATCTTATGTTTGCCCTTATTAGCACTGAGGAACTTGAATCACTTGGGCAGATAATGGTTAAACAGTTGAAGAATCGATACAATGATCCTACGATGAACAAAAGATTTGTAGTCGGTATTGATCGTGCAAAGATGCGATTGTATGATTGTGAACAATCTGCACAGGCTGATATTCTGGACAGTGGTCAGGATGAAGAGTATACCCCTCAAGAAAAGAGTTCTGGTCCTAAGAAATCATTTGAAGGATTCAAATTCTGATGAAATTAAAAAAGGATGTCATCATTAATGATGAACGTCAATCTATTGATTGGTATAAAACTTTTTTCTTGGAAAGGTATCTTGAAAAAGTAAATCCTCTTGACTTCAAGAACATTATTGAACTTGGTGCATATGATTGCAAAGAGTCTTTAACCTTTACAAGACTTTTTCCGAATGCACATATTACATCATTTGAGTGTAATCCAAATACTCTACCGATTTGTAGAGAGAATAGTGCTAAGTCAGATCGCATTACACTGGTGGAAAAAATGGTTACTGACAACCCAGGAGATAATAGATTTTATATTTGTGAACAGGGACAATCTTCGATGCTTATCCCATATCAAGAACACAAAATAACTTGGGTTCCTTCCATATCAATGAACGAATATTTGAATGATGATCCTATTGATCTGGTTTGGATAGATGTTCAAGGAGCAGAAACAAATGTTCTTCGTAGTTTTGGTAACAAAATTAATAACGTTAGAACAATTTATTGTGAAGTGAACATTAGATCAAATAGATATGCTGGCAACTCCACACTAAAAACAGTAACAGAACTACTTTCTAATTTTACTATCTCAGATTATATGCACCTTAACGAAAATGAAGTGCATGTGATCTTTGAATCAAAAACTTGACTATTTGTACAATCACGACTATACTAAACAAAAATGAACCAAACTATGACCAAATCTGTTGATTTTCAAAAGTACTCTGAATTCGTAAACGCAGTTACTTCTGATGCTTCTACTGATTTTCTTGCCCTGTCTGATCGTCTAGTTGAACTGGATGAAAAAGGTGCAAACATCGAACGTCTCCTGACCGCTGGTGTTGGTATCAATGCCGAGGGTGGGGAGTTCCTTGAGATTATTAAGAAGATGATTTTCCAGGGCAAACCCTTCAACGCAGACAACAAAGAACATATGATTATCGAACTTGGTGATCTGATGTGGTATGTTACCCAGGCATGTATGGCACTTGAAGTGTCTCTTGACGAAGTAGTTGCACGTAATGTGACCAAACTTGAGAAACGTTATCCTGGTGGTTCTTTTGATGTGTATTATTCTGAGAACCGTGCTGACGACGACCTATGATCAATCTTGAATTGGATAGACGTGACGCAATTGTTTTGCGTCATCATCTGTTCTTGTATACAAAGGACCATCCTGGTTTTTTCTCTGATGAAGGTATCCTAAAGATTAGGGAAATTTCACAACAGTTGGACAAACATTTGGAGGAAAATGTATGATTACTATTAGTATGGATGTAAGAAGTGCTGCTGCAGTCAGACAAGCATTGTTTGATGAACAGAAGCGGTATACTTACGATCCCAAATGTGTTCCACCACGAATCGTGGAAATCCGTAATGTAATCAATGACCTTGATGAACAGATTGAAAGTGAATTAGAAACAGAAGAATAAAATAAATAGAGGCATTTGCCTCTTTTTTAATGCCTTCTTTATCCGGCAAGTCTACTAATGGAACTCCCAATTGGGATAAGTATGTGGTAAATAATGATTATCAATCAGTAAAATATACTATTGAAACACAAGCATTATTTTTTAAACAGGTATCAAACACTAGAATAGATCATGTTCACGGTCAACTGTCTCCTGGAACTGAATTACGGATAGTCAGTCCAAGAACAGTTAAAATTAGTGCAGAAAGAGACACTGGAGTTACCCAGAAGTTTACTAATAAACAAGCTGCTAATGTTCAAATTGGTAACAAAAATGGATATGTTCTAATCACTAAAATTAGGAAACCAACCAAAGCGCCAGATAGTGTTGAGAAAAGAACTATTTCCATGGCACAAACGGATCTTGATAAATTGAAAGAAAAAGCCTGTGTTGGTAAAAAACGAGTCAGTGGTATTGATATTGAGGTTGATGGATTTGGTTTGATAACTGATGTTGCCACTGTAGAAAAAGTTCCAGAAAGAGTTAATGGTAGAGAAGCAAAGGCGGATATTGTTCTCAAAAATTCCAAGGGTGCTAGACTGATTTATATTTCTCATAAAGCTGCTGGTGGTGCAAAAGCATTCCAACAATATGGTGGTATATCTGAGACTGCAGGAACTAAAGAAATGCCAGCATTAGTTTACAATAATCCTGAAGTCCAGAAGTTTTTGAATGACCTTTATTCACTTTATAAATCTTCTTTGGATGGCACTGGAAGTAATTTAAATCCATTTGAAAAAGGTAAATTAAACGAGTCAAGATTATATCGACCAATAACAGACACAAAACTCATAAATCAGTCGGTGTTTGGTCCTGGTTTTGGTGGACCGTCTGGAATTGATAATGTGGATGTTATTGCACAGGGACCTTTTAAATTTAAACCCGTTATGAATCCTTATGGTGATATAATAATTACACTCAGTTGGGATCACTTTGATTATCGTGGTGGGGACATTGATGACTTCAATAGTGGTCAATATCAAGCTCTTTTAGTTTCAAGAAATGCTAGTGATAGAAGAACAAAAACCCCTCAGGGAGATATACCAGGAGTGAGAACGGGTGTTTTTAACAGATCTTATCTATCGGGGAAGTCCATGCCTATCGATTCCATTCTGTGATCTGATAAATAACTACAGGTCACGATCCCCTGACTTAAATTAATAATGAAATCATTTTCCCAATTTCTTAAAGAAGCCGTAGAAACTTCTGCGTCTGCTCAAGCGAAGAGACTTGGGTTAGAAGGCGACGGTCACGGAGACTGGTATGACAAAGATGGAACTCTTGTCGCTAAAACTGTTAGTGGTAAGTTAAAATTCTTTGGCCAAGGCAAGAAGTCAAAAGAAGAGAAAGGTAATGTAGAAAAACCTACGACATCTAAACCAGATGCTAAGAAATCAGTATCCACCAAGACTCAATCGAAAAAAGTATCTCCAGAAAAATCTGGAGATGCAGAGAAATCGCAAGAAAAATCAGAGTCTAATGGTGTCGTTATTGTTTTTGGTAGGTTCAATCCTCCGACAATCGGACACGAAAAGTTACTCAATAAAGCTGCACAAGAAGCAGAAAAAAACGGATACGAACTGAGAATCTATCCTTCGAGAAGTCAAGATAAGAAAAAGAATCCT